TTCGATAAGTTTTGCTGCTGCATCTGACTTGCCTGTCTTACGTAATTGCTCACGTAATTGACGGACATTAGATGTAGCTTCCGCTTTTGTATCTTTAGCACCTGGTCTCACTACAGGTTTAGCGCTTGATACTTTTTTCTTTACAGTAGAATTCTGTTGTAGTTTGCGCCATTGCATAGCGTCATGCAGTACCTTTACGTGACGTGGGTCAACAATTGAGTTGAGTTCAGCATCTGAAAAGCCATACTCTTTGCCTACAGATACAAGTTTCTGGGTAGTCTCTTGACTCCATCCTGGTATCTCTTTAGCTAAGACTTCTTTTCCTTTTGCTACTCTGTCTGCCATCAATTGCGCTTGCTGACTTGCTATTTGTTGCTTTTTGGCTTCAAACTGTGAAACGAGTGAGCTACGTTGTTGTTGTAGCTGGTTATATGTAAAGAAATGTTTTTGCGCTTCCACAAAGTCATTATCAGACAATTCTTGCCAATTAATATTGCTATATTGGTTTAATTGTTGGTCTAATGCTGTGATCTTCGCTACATCATCAATTAACACATTATTAAGTTGCATTTGTTCTTGAAAGGCTTGCTCTTGCATTTTTATCTGCTCGGCATAGGCTTCTAGCTCTTTACGTTGCTCTGCTACTTGTTGCGTTTTTTGTGTGTAGTCAAGCCCTTGTTGTGCTAATGCTACGACTTCGTCTAGTGGCTTTTCGACTTCTTCACCATTGACCTTTAGCTTTAGGATAGCAGGAACTTCATCTTGCGACTGTTCTTCTTCCTCGGCTTGATCATCCGGTGCATCATCTGTTGCTTCTTCTGACTCTACTTCTTCAGTAGGATCAGCTTCTGCTTCAGCCTCTAGTGGTGGTTGTTCTTTCTCTTCAGGTGCATCTAAATTAGCTTGCACATCAGATACAATATCATCACCTAGCATAGCCTCTAAACGGCTTTGTGGTGACTGTTCTACGACTTGGTCACTCATAATATTTTCCTTAAAATTAGACAATAAAAAAGACTCATAAGAGTCTTAAGTAGGCTTGTCCTTACCTAAATTCTTTTGCCTGTCAAAACGGTTTTCATTCAAAATACTGACAAATGCTTTATGAATGAAACTAACCAAATATCTTAAACTTAGGTCTGTCCGTTTGTATAGCTGCTAACTTACCTGTGTGCATCACGTCAGTAAGTTGCTTGTTTATTTGGTTTAGTAGTTGTAGTGCGATAACTAAGCGGTTATGAGTTTTCTCATCACCTAATGGACTGTTGGTCATACTAGCTACAATATTCTCACGCACCTTATCTATTGCTTCTTTATAGATAGGGTTATCTAATATCTGTGCTGCTTGTTCACCACGCTTTACTTCTTCTAACGACTTATCCGCCATAGTTTAATCCTGACTGTGCTTTAATTTGTGCAATAGCTAAGTCAGTTTCTGCTTTCAATTGTGCTTTAAAGCGTTCTAACTCAGCTTGAGCTGCGATCTTCTCACGTTCAATTATAACATCATTTTGAGAACGTACTTGCTCTTGTTGTAGTTGAGCTTGCGCTTTTTGTTGTTCTATAGCTAATTGGCCTTGAACCATGATCTCAGCCTCTGAAGGTTTGGACTGCTGACCTTCCGGCTGTGGTGTATTAGCTGGGTTGATCCAGAACTCTTCAGGGTTCTTAAAGCCTGCGTTTTGTGTAAGTTTAGCTAAAGCATTGTAGATCTTCTCAGGTGAAGTAATACCAATAGCTAATGCTTCTTTTTGTGCTTGTAGAATAGTAGCTAAGTGAGCTAACTGTTGATCCTTATTACCTGCACCTAAGCCCACAGAGATAGATAAGTCTTTACGGTCTTCCCATTCTCTTGGATCTACTTCTACCCATTTGTTACGGATACGAACAATGTCAGGTTTAGTAAGTGTAATTCTTACTAGCCTATGTACTAACTTAAATAGTTCTTTAACGCCTGTCTCTGCAAATGTACGTGCTACTAATTCAACACGTTGTTGAGCAGCAGACATAATTTGTGCTACGCCTGTAGCTGTCTTGTTAAGACTGTTAGAGTCTAAGCCTTGGTTATATGCTGTAATACCTGTTCTCTTTTCTTTCATAGAGTCCATGTATTCAACCATACCGAATGATGATGCTGGTAGTGGAGGATGTGATAAAGGCATAATACCTGAACCTGGGTCACCATCTACACGAACAATACCACCTGGACGGCTTGTCAACATATCATCTAGGTTTACTCTATCAGAGATAGCATAACGACCATTGTTAGCTAGATACATGTTATCTAACTGGCCACGAATAAGTGTAGACTTAATGAGTTGAATGTCCATAGTAAGATCAGCATAAGAACGACCAATATGTCTATGTGGCATAATCATTGGAGTAATACATGCAAATGGAACATACTCGCATGGTTCTTTGTATAGGATAGTATTGCCTAACACTACTACTCTATGTCTCTTACCTTCTAACTTAATGTATGTGTCTTTAACAAGAGCTTCGTTAGACTCAATAGCTCTGTCATATTCTTCGTCATAAATGTCACGTGCATTAGACTCTTCTTCGAATGTATCACGAAGGTCTGACATGATAGACTTAATGTATTCTAGTGGCTTGTCAAATGTTTCAGCAATGTCAGCTAACTGCATAACTTCTCTGTGCTGAACGAAACGTGCATCTTGTAAGTTAGGACCTGATACTTCTACAGACACCATCATATTTTCAGGTGCTACGTTCTCAATATTAATTTCAGTTTTCTTTTCTGTAACCTTGAGCTTAACATCATGTAGCATAGGCTGCATGATCGTAGCTGGATCTTGGCCCATGGCTAATGCTTGGTCCATGAGCATATTCATGTCTACGCTAGGATCAGGATAAGCTTCATGTTCTAATACTTCAGTCTTTTCATCTGAAGCCAACATCTGAAGCTGGGCATCTGTTAATCCTTCGTATTCGTACTCTTCTTCCTCTTCTTCGTCTTCTGAATATACTTTTACATATCCGTTCTTAGATAGTAATGCGTCTTTAAACCATACGTAGAATATCTTGAACCCTTCGTTCTTTTCCATCACGATATGGTTGACGTAGTCAGTTTCTTGATCAGCAGCGTCTTGATCTTCTGGGCCTTTAGGTTCAAACCTAACAACTTGGTCACCAGAGATAAATACTTTTAAAAGCTGAGGCAGAGCCGACTCTATCGTGTCTTGTACATCATAAGATACAACTTGGCTACGACCTTCTTCTTCATTACCGAAAGGTTGACCTAAGTAATAGTCAATTGCTTCTGCTCTGTCATTAGATAATGCGCTATCATTTACACCATAGGCAATGTTTTCTTCTGCCTCTATCTGCGCAATGATCTCCATGTCTTGTATCTTCATTAAACAATTCCTCTATTTGTATATTGTATCTTCTCACCACCCCAAGACTCATTTTTCATTTGCTCTACAGATGTAGCCATATATCTAAATGCGTCGCTACCGTGACTGTATTCGTCGTGTAGTGGCGCACCAGGTTCATTGGTTGATGAGTTAATTGACCTCTTATAATTCTTTAAACATTCTAATAGTCTTTGTGTAGACTTATCAAAATAGCATTTATGGAAGTGCATCCTAGCTATCTTAATACCAGCTTCTATACTTGATACTGGAACTATACGAACACTCCATCCTTGCTTTCTCATAATGTCTTCTGCTGACATACCTGACTTATAGTCCTTAGACTTACCATCATGAGGTAAGAACATTGTACCCCAGTTATAGTTTAATGACCTGATCTCAGATGAGAAACTATCTAGTGTTCTGTGATTATCTTCTATATATTTAATGATACGTATATCAGATACACCACGTTGGCATAATATGATAGCCATAGAGTCATTAAAGCCTAAGTCAAAGACTACGTGAACCTTAAGCATTGGGTCATAAGGAACTTGTGTAATACGACCATTCTCTTGTGCTTCTCTTATTTCGTTAGCATAGATAGCACCATCTACAGCAGCTTTACATTCACCTTCCCAGATGTTTGCATAGTCAGGGTTAGTCTTTAAACTGTGTTGTCTTTCATCTTCCAGCACTTGTGGAAACCAAGGGTTATCTTGCCAATTAACTTTGACTACTCTAGCATTTTCTGGAGGCTCTACCACAAAGCGAGTATATGTGTCATCTGTATCTACATTAGGGTTGAATGATACCCAGATCTCTGAGTCTGGTTTACGTATGGTAGGTATTAAAATATCCCACGACTTCTTTGATACTGTTTGTGCCTCTTCCACCCAGACAATATCACATCCTTCAAAAGACTTAATGGACTCCACAGTATTAGTAGCCAACCCAGTAAAACTGAACGTGCTACCGTTAAGACCACGTATCTCTGCTTCCAATACTTCATAGAAAGCTCCTAAACCTAATGCTTGTATCTGATCGTTGAGCAGGGTATGAACTGACTGCTTAATAGATCTTTGTATCTCTCTAGCGCATAGTACACGCAATGGCTTATTGGCAGCCTGTATCAGTAATGCTCTAGCATAAGACCAGCTTTTCCCAGATCCACGACCACCGTAGCTTACTTTGTACCTGTACGGATCAAAGAGAAACTGTAATTTATCAGGAAAGGTTGCATTAACCTTCATCTTTTGGCTTTACAAAGTCTATAGCAATGCTTATAGGTAAATTAGATCCATCTACACCAGTTAGTTCTGTCGTAGCTACTGACTTACCGTCTATTCTATCACCTAATTCTTTAATAGCGGATACATCACCTGAGGCTGCTTTATCTAATAAAGCCTCTGCGATCATACGTAGTCTTTCAGCATCTGACTGAATGACAGCACGCCTAAGTGTTTCCGCCCATAACCTATTGTTTTTACTAGAATGTGTATTACCTTTGTTAGCTTCTGAGCTACGTTCTGCTGCTAGTTTTTTTCGTTCTTCGTTATCCATTGTTTTGCAACTCCCTTAGGTTGGTTGCCCTCTTAATTATCGGCTTAATAGGCCTCTATAGTACATTTGTTCTATGATAGCTGGGTCTATGTAGTTTTGTTGCATTGTTGCGCCAGGGTTAGTTAAGTTTTGCATATATGGTGACATTTGTGACGGTGCTGTTTGAGGCATAGCTCGCATCATTGCATTCATATCATCCGGTGTCATGCCTTGTGGAATAGTTGGCATTTGAGCTGGAGGTAGCATAGTTGCTCCTGCTACTTGTGGCAATGCCTGTCTTAATGCGTTAAGCTCTTGTGTTGGTACTTGGCCTAAACCAAATTGGTTAGCCAATTCTCTTAGCCTTTGGGCATCTTGTAATTGTCTTAATTGGGAAGCTAGATCTGCCATGTTATAACTCGCTTTCCCTGTTTTTTCCTTTAAGCGGATAGATCATCCGTTGATATGTTTCCCACCATTCTTGACTATAGTCTGTATTCTGATAGTCTTTAAAGCATGGTGTACCTAATGTGTGATGCACTAATTTAGCATCTGGGTTGTATTCGTATTCTGTTTCTAGCCAGTTCCATGTTTCGTCTAGCTTACCTACTTGTTCTTCAGGGTATTTTAACCACTCGAACCTATGAAGGTATTGTCCTGTTTTTTCTTGTATAAACTTAGGCGTTAACTGTTTGTTTAACCAATGTCCACAGTTCCATAGTATGACGCTAGACCAATTTTTTTTAGGATAGTCTTCGTTCTTTGCACCCAAGTACTTAACAGGATGCTTTGTTG